CCCGCGTCTGACGGTCGATGCGTCGTGCCGCAACCTGATCCGCGAGTTCGAGTCGTACGAGTGGAAGAAGCGTGCGGACGGCACGGGGAAGGACGAGCCGATGGACGGCATGGACCACGCGCTGGACGCCCTGCGCTACGGCATGGTGTACCTCGACGCCAGCCAGCCGCCGATGCCGTCTGCGGTGGTTGCCGCGGACGAGATGGACGAGGACGCAATGTGGGAGGCGTGGTGAAGCCATACGCAACGGGCAAAGACTGGACGCTGTACCACGGCGACTGCCTTGAGGTGCTGCCGACGCTGGACGCGGGGAGCGTGGACGCGGTGGTGACTGATCCGCCGTACAGCAGCGGGGGGCAGTTTCGAGGCGACCGCACCGCTGGGACCAATGCAAAATACGCGACCATTGGCATGGGGACGGACCGGCCCGATTTTCAAGGTGACAACAAAGACCAACGCGGGCACGCGCATTGGTGTGCACTTTGGCTCAGCTTTGCAATGCGTGCAACAAAGGTTGGCGGTATCGCTTGCGTCTTTACAGATTGGAGACAGCTTCCAACAACTACAGACGCGGTGCAAGCGGGCGGATGGATATGGCGCGGAATCAATGTTTGGGACAAGGGCAAAGTGCGGCCTATGGCGGGGCGGTTTGCCGCACAATGCGAGTACGCAGTATGGGCAAGTTGCGGGCCTATGCCGATGGACTACGCGAAAGATGTTCACTGGGGGTGTTGGTCGATCGGGGTAAACAGTGAGGGCGAGCGGTTGCACATTGCATCGAAGCCTGTCGCATTGCTTGAAAAGTTGATAGGACCTGCGCCTGCGGGCGGAACAGTCCTCGACCCCTTCACCGGCTCCGGCACCACCGGCGTCGCCTGCATCCGCACGGGCCGACGCTTCATCGGCATCGAACTGGACGAGCACTATTGCGAGATCGCGGCCAAGCGGATGACGCAGGCCGAAGAAGACCAAGCCCTGTTCGCGGAGGTGGCCGACACCGACACCGCACCGGAGGCGAAGCTATGGGCATCCTGAACCGCACGAAGGCACTCGCAACCAAAGCCGTCTCCGACCTGTCCGGCTATCTCGCCGCGACGGTGACGGTGCGCGACCGCAGCCTCTCGCAATACTCCCGCAACCTTGAAGCACAGCAGCTGCTCGCCGTCGCCCGTGGGTACGTGTACAACTGCGCCGACATCATCGCGATGGCCGCGTCTCAGCAGCCGCTCAGGCTGTACCGCACCGGGTCGGTGACGATCCGCACGAACAAGGGCACGCGGCACGCACCTGGCTGCAAGGCGGTGAAGCACGCCAAGCGGGAGGCGTTCGCAAGCGGGCGGATGGGTCGCAAGGCGGCGACGTGGTCGGGCATGGGGGGCAATGTCGCGGAGGTCGTGGACCATCCGGTGCTTGACCTTGTGACCAAGCCCAACCCGTTGCAGAACGGCGAGGCGTTCGATTATCAGCGGTTCTTGTTTGCCCTACTCACGGGCGAGATGTTCCACCTCGTCGAGGGCACCGGCGCACCGTCCGCCCTGTGGCCGATGCTGCCGCAGTACACGCAGGTGCTGCCCGAGATGGAGGGTGTGGTCGGGCGGTACGCGTACGGGCGTGAGCGGTCGTCCGTGGCCGTGTACGAGGCCGCTGACGTGCTGCACTTCAAGTACAGCGACCACCTCGACAACCCGTACCACGGCTGGGGCCCGCTGCACGCGTGCTATCAGGCGGCCCGGATCGTGGCGGAGAACGAGGACTTCGACCTGGAGTTTATCGAGCAGGGGAACTTGCCCCTCGCGTTTGTCAGCCTCGACCCGTCGATCTACTCGACCGACACGGCGATCGCGGACTTCAAGCGGTATCTGTCGCGGGTGACGAAGGGAGCACTGGGCAAGACGAAGGCGATCGTGGGTGCCGGCGTGAGCGTGTCCGCACCGATGCCGACGGCACGCGACCTTCAGACGCTCGAGAAGCTCCGCGAGCACAAGGCGACGATCCGCAACGCGTTCAAGGTGCCCGAATCGATGCTGGAACTGAACAGCGCCAACCTCGCCTCCGCGACCGTTGGCGACGACCAGTTCTGGGGCATCACCGTTCGTCCCCTGCTCAACAAGGGTGCCGACCACCTGACCGAGACGCTGCTGCCGATGTTCGGAATCGAGCCGGGCGAGTACTTCTTCGCCTACGACGACCCGTTGCTCGCCGACATCGAACGCGAGGCACGCATCGCGGAGATCGACCTGCGGTCGGGCGTGCGGAACATCAACGAGGTCCGGGCGGAGCGTAACCTGGACGGCATCGGCGACGATGGCGAGGTGTACCGCATCAACGGCGTGCCGGTGGACCAGTCGGGGCAGGCCCCGGCCCCGTCTCCGTTCTTCACGCTGAACGATCACCGGGTGCACGAGGTGAAGGTGACCGAGGGCCGGACGCGTGTGCCGGTGCTGGGTACACTGGACGCGAAGGGGAACAGTGATGACGACCGAGATGTGGGCGATGAGGATGCCGGACGCGTGGGTGTGGTTCATCGGGTGGAAAAGGGAGAGCCCGAGGCACCCGGACGCGATCCCGTCGTGGGTGTTCGAGCCGTCCTGCTCCACGATCGTCATGCCCGACCCGATCCTTACGACCTACGCGACTGCGGCTGCGTGGGACTGACGACGAAGGACGACGACAAGCAGCCGCCGGTGACCGTCAACATCCCCGACGGGCTGAACCTGACCCGAGAGCAGGCCATCGCATTCGCGACCCAGCAGCGGGTGCTGACGGGTGCCGTGGGCAACCTTCAGGGCATCATCGCCGACTTCATGCGGGACGCACAGCAGGAGGCTGCACGGTCCGTGCGTGCCGGCGGCGCGATCGACCTGGGCGACCTTGAGGACCAACTGGCGACCGTCCTCGAACCCGAGTTCCGCGAGATGTACCGGGCGGGCTTCGACCTCGGGGCCCTTGAACTGGACGAGCCGACGGGCGTTGACCCGTTCGCCCTGCCCAACGCGGAGGCGATCGCGGAGGCGGAGACCAGCTTGATTCGCCAGTTGTCGCGGGACATCACCGACCACACCGCACAAGGCATCGAGTCCCGCGTGCGTGCGGGCATCGAAGCGGGCGAGTCCATCGACGACATCGCGAAGGCGATCGAAGGCGACACGGGGTTTGCCGAGTACCGATCCGAACGCATCGCCAGGACCGAGGTGAGCAACGCCGCGAACATGGGCAAGCTCGCACGGTACAAGGAGGCGGGGGTCGCGACCAAGTACTGGATTCCGGGCACGAGCGCCGTCCACCGAGCGTTGGGCGAGATGTTCAAGGACGGCGTGCCGATTGATGAGCCGTTCCTGCGGGCCGGTCAGTCGGTGACGGCTGGCGGCGTCACGGAGACGTACACGCGTGACGTGATGGCCCCGCCCGCCCGGCCTAACTGCACATGCACGATGGCGGCACGACCGCCCGAGGGAGACTGATATGGACATCATCTCACGCATTAAGGCCCACAACCCAGGACTCCGCAAGGACGCGGACATCCGGGTGCTGTCGGGCCGTGCCGAGTCGGTCGAGGTCAAGGAAGACGGCAGCCGCCGTGAGTTGATCGTGGTCGCGAACACGGCCCGCATCGACGAGGACGGCGAGGTCGTTGTGCCCGAAGGCGGCGAGTTGGGGTACTTCGGGGCCAACCGCTCGGTGTTCATCGACCACATGTACGACGACGCCAACTTCATCGGCAAGGTGCGGACGGGATACCCGAAACTCGAGAACGGGCGATGGGTGGTCCGTTTCGGTGTGCGTCGCTCGCCCCGTGGCGACCAGCTGCTCCGCGATGCCGAGGACTTCGGTGTGTCGGTGTCGATCGGGTTTGACGCGTTGGAGGCGGGCCCGCCGACCGACGACGAGGTCAAGAAGTACGGCGGCGGGCGGTCGTTCCGCTCGATCGTCCGCAAGTGGAACTGGGCCGAACTGTCGGTGACGTGGATGCCGTGTAACGTGGACGCGCGGAGCCCGCACCCCGAGGCGTACGCCGCACCCCGCAAAGCGGTGACGCTGACCCCGTTCGGTTTGGTAAAGATGGCGTAACCACTCCCCGCGAGTGTGTTACAATATTGACGGCGGATGTTCCGCCGACATCCGGGCATTGTTGCCCATGCTGCTCCGCAGCCCTCACTGAGCCTCGCGTAAGCTCGCTCAGCCTCCGGCTGCCTCCAGCAAGAACCCAAGTTCTTGATGTGGAGGTGCCGCAATGGCTGCGGACAAGTACAAGACCCGCCACGCGCTTATCACCGACCTGAAGAAGTCGGGCGCGTTCGACGCGGAGACGATCAAGGGTGTGGAGGCCATGAAGGCCACCGACGCCCGCAAATGGTTTGAAGAGAACGTCGACCTGAAGGGCTGGACCGGCGCGGACATCGAGTCGCTCTGGACCAAGAAGGTCACCATCGAAGTCAGCGCCGACGCCGGCGAAGAGGTCGAGGTGATGTCGCCCCAGGCGGCTGAGCCCGACGACGTCGAGATGGACGAGGAGGAGCCCCAGCCCAAGAGCCGCAAGGCGAAGGGCATGACCCCGACCGGGGGACGGCTCGCTCAGGCCGTCGCGTCCAACAAGGGCCCGTCCATCGCCTCGCCCCTCGTCATGGCCGAGAAGGCGTATGACCGGGCGATCAAGGACAACCGGCTGTACCGCGGGCATCGCCCCGTGTTCGACTCCGGTGAGCAGGCCAGCCGCTTCGGTGCGTGGCTGCGTATGCAGCTGAGCAAGGGTGCCGACTACGACGCGAAGGCGCTCGACCGCGACATCCTCGGCAAGGCCCACGTCACGTACGACAACAGCCTCGGCGGTGCCCTAGTGCCCGACGAGTTCGTGCCCAACCTGATCGACGTGAAGAACGAGTTCGGGGCGGCGCGTCGTGCGATCGGCGTGACGAACATGAGCCGCGAGACGCTGATCATGCCGCGTATCGCGTCGGATGCCACGGTCGCGTGGCTGGGCGAGGGTTCGAGCCTCACCGCCCAGAGCACCCCGACCTTCGACAACGTGCAGCTGGTCGCGAAGAAGGCGGGCGCGTACTTCACCATCTCGAACGAGCTGATGAACGACGCCGCCGTCAACATCGCGGACGCCCTGAGCGTGTCGCTGGGTCGTGCGTTCGGTGAGTTCGAGGACGACGCGTTCTTCCTCGGTGAGAACGACACCGTGGGCATCAACGACCTGATCCCGGCTGCGTCGGCGTCCACCGCCATCTACGACAGCGCCTCGGGCGGCTGGTCGGGCTACACCGTGGCGAAGGTCATGGCGTGGCTGGGCAAGATCCCCGACGCCGCGTGGCGGAGGGCAACGTGTCCATCGTCTGCTCGGTGAACTTCTACCACAGCGTGCTGCTCACGCTCGCTCAGTCTGCCGGCGGCGCTCTTGCCTCGGGCCTGCTGAACGGCATCGGTGGCCGCTTCCGTC